ATGCGATGGTCCATACCCGGCAGTGGCTACCCGAACGGTAGCCGTAGAAACTATTACGTGCTCTGGCGCTCTTGTCTACTACAGCTAAACTTCATTGGAACTACTGATTTCTCATGGACGACAAGACCATTGCTGTCGCCGCCATCATCGTTGCCGCCGGCAGCGAACTGATCGGCATGAGCAAGCTCAAATCCAATAGCTGGATCCAGTTGGGGCTCCAGGCACTTCGCCTGATGTTCCCCAAGCGCCGCTGACACTGAAGAGGGCCTTGTCATGGCAACCAACAAGATCCGCCTAGGCGATTTGTTCCGGTACTACAAGGCCCTCCCTCACCAGATGGCGGCCATCACCGAACTGGAACAACTGATCAACAAGGCCAACCCCCATATTCTTGGCCGCGACCAAGGCTGGTTCAAGACCTGGAGCGTCGCCGGCAAACAAAGCAGCTTCCCCAATACCTGGGAAGGCATCCTTGAAGCCGCCCGCGTCGCCGGCGCCAAATTCCCCGAACTTGTTGCCGCCCAATGGGCACTGGAATCCGCCTACGGCAAACTCGTTTCCGGCCGCAACAATTTCTTCGGCCTCAAGGGCTCGGGCAGCGACACCAAAACCCAAGAATTCATCAACAACCAGTGGGTCACGATCACCGACAGCTTCATCGACTTCCCCGATTTACTGTCCTGCGTCATCTACCTCGTTGACCACTGGTACAAAGACTTCAAAATCTACAAAGGCTGCAACAACGCCAGCACCCGCGAAGAAGCCGCCCAATGGCTCGTGAAAGAAGGTTACGCAACCGACCCCAACTATGCCGGCAAGTTGATTGAGCTGATGACCCAGCACGCGGGAGCTAAACCTCTCGTCAAGCCAAAAGAAAAAATCCTAAAGGTTGCATACGAGTATCAGCTGGGACCCGACGACGGCGCCACCGGCTACCGGCAGTGTTTCAGCTCCAGCTGCGCGATGGTGGCCCGCTATTACGGCAAGATCTCGGGCGACTACGAATACAACAAACTCCGCGCCCGTTTCGGTGATACCACCGACCCCAAAGCCCAAATCGCTGCCTTCAAAGCACTGGGACTAACCGCCACCTTCGAGATGGACGGCACAGTCGAAGAGCTGGAGAACGAGATTAACAGTGGTTATCCCACTCCAGTCGGCTGGCTTCACAAAGGCCCCGTGAGCAACCCATCCGGCACCGGCCACTGGAGCGTGGTGGTCGGCTTCACGCCTACCCACTTCATCCACAATGACCCCTACGGCGAGGCCAACCTCGTCAACGGTGGCTACGTCAGCCACAAGGGCGGCGCGGGCGTCGCCTACTCCCGCAAAAACTGGCTGCCTCGTTGGCTAATTGAGGGTGACGATACCGGCTGGTTCCTTAAAGTTCGCCCTAGGTGACCATGCGCCCCATCGAACACACCACCGAATCCTGCTTCCACAAGGCCGCCACCGACCAGTGGCTGATCGACCGCTTCAACTCCGGCGATTACCGTGGCCTCCTCGAAGCCGCCCTCATCCTGAACACGCTCCACCAGCTGGAGCAAACAAAAGCCCGGTGGGCAATCCGCGAAGCCGCAGATAACCTTACCGGGCAATTTGGTCTAGACCGCGACTCGGCCTAGTCGCCCTTCTCCAACTGCTCGATGTACTGCTGGTACAAGCCGGTGTACAGCGAATGGAGCGGATGATCGGAACTGTCCCGGCCATCTTGTACATATAACCTGTCCAGGAAACGAGTCCGCGCATCATCCACGCAAACCCGCGCCCAGGCTTCCGTCGCCCAATCAGCTGGTGTGCTCATTCTGCTTTTTCTCCACGAGTTTGAGTCGCCGGTTCCGTCCTTCCTTGGGACCAGCATGTGACCGCGCCAGCCTAGGCTTCGGCGCCGCCTCAGGCGGCACCTCCACCATGCAATTCGGGTAAAGATTCCTTGCCACCTGAATCGCATGATTCAGCGACAACCCCTTCACCAGATCCCGCTTGGCACCCTTACCGGGCAACCAAATCGTTAACTCGTATTGCCGAAGTTTTCCCTGCGCCGGCACTATTTCCATGACTTGGGGTAGTTGGGTTCTTCAATGCTATGAACAGCAACAAAGCTGTTAGTGCGGTCAGCAACAACTCGCGCCGCTTCGACAGCACGCTCGTACGTGACCCAGCTGGAGGCATCCTCCTTAGTCGCCGTAAAACCGATTCCATTCCCTGGTCCGTAGACCGCTGTGACCCAGCGATCCCCGGCCATAACCACATACCGAGTCATCTGTTGTAATTGAATTACTGTGTAAGTCTAGTAGATCCTACACCATCGGACCAGACTATGAAGACATCTAACTGAGTCTTATGCGTCCGGTCCTGCTTTCGGTTGTTCTTGCCTGGAGCGCATCCTGCCCTCTACCCGCTTTTTCACCGACTCACGCCACAAGGCTTCATCCGCAGCCTCCGCCGCCTTGTATTCCGAGGCTGGCAGAGCTTTTTCGAGCGCCGTATAAACCATATCCCGCAGCAACGCCGTCACCTTTTTACCTTCCCCAGCCGCAAGATTTTCCGCCAGCTTGTACCGATGCGGGTCCAGCAGCAACTGGCAATACAGCTTCGATCCGTGCTTCAGCGGCATGGTACGTGGTCTAGTCTCATACACAATAGCACAATGAGACACACTAGACCTACCACCGAATATCCTCATCCACTTTTTTCCGCCACGCATTGGACTGCGCCCGTCTCGCCCCACCCCTCTGCTTGGCACACCCCTGCCGAATTTGCCGCGCCCACTCCAAAAACGCAGCCATTCTGTGCAAATCCGCCGTCTTCGCCAGCCGTATCTCCCGCTGGAGCCACTCCATCACAAGTTCCCTTCCTGTGCGGGCTGGACTCATGCGTCTAACTCTGAGACTCGCTTGATGGATTGGACCAGGCAGCCGGGGTGTTGCTGCCTGACCTGCTGGTGCGCCTGGAACGCATCCGGCGCCACCACATAAACATCGTGCATCGGGCCATGGAGTGCATACATCCTGACCCGATACTCGAAGTCCTCCTGGATCACTTTGCCTGGTCCCAGCTCAACCCGACCTTAGCCTCGGCCAGCGGTGGAATATCGCCAAGCCACTTAGCTTCAGCTTCTTCCATGATTGCCTGGAGCTGAGCGGCCCAAACGTCGGCGTGTTCTTCTTTCACGAGCAGGATGATCTCGTCATGCACCACGCCGGCCAAGCGCACCCGCTCTTTTCCGTCTGCTTTAAGGAACGGCCACAGTTTGCCGAGCGTAAGTTTGAGGACGGCGGCACCAGCTCCCTGGATTGGGGTGTTGCAACGGGTCGTAAGTTTATTGTTCTCGCCCGGTAGAAACCGCCGCAAGCCCGAGATGCGTATGCGGATGTGAGGTGGATCTTCCGCAGACGCATCAACAGCGCGAGCATTGTCCCGCTGCCATTTGGCGATGCCTTCATATGCAGCGTGGAACTTTTCCCGCACCGTCGCAGCCTCATCAAGATCCATCTGGATTCCCATCGCTGCTGCATAATTTCTGAGCCCTTTTGCACCGCTTCCGTATAACAAACCGAAGTTGGCTGATTTACTAACTTGCCGCTGCTCTTTTGTAACATCTTCTTCCTTGACCCCGTAAATCTGCGTCGCTGTAATCGTATGCAGGTCTTTCCCCTGCTGGAACACCTGAGTCATAAGAGGATCTTGAGCTTCTGCCGCCGCCAGCCGCAACTCCATCTGTCCATAGTCCGCTACAACCAGTCGCCAACCAGTTGGTGCCTGCACGCAAGCCCGAAAACGCACGTCCCGCGGCACTTGTTGCAGATTGGGACTCATGCAACTCATCCTGCCGGTGTCAGCCCCCATCTGCAGATAACTGGCGCGAATAAAACCATCATCCGACAAATTCTTTAACAAAGTCTCCGCCATTTGCCGCCGCTTCTCTACACGTTTCCACCGCAAATAATCCGCAATAAGTTTGTGCTCCCCGATGTATTCCTGGAGCGCAGACTTACTCGCACTTTTCTTCCCCGTCTTCATATCCACAGGCGCCTCACCCAACAACGCGGTGAACTTCGCCAGCAACTGCACCGGACTATTTAGGTTAAAAACATCAGGATCAGTTTTCTTACCTTTCGCCCCAGGCTTTGTTTGGTACAGGATGTTGCCGTCGAGCCCGCGATGCAGCTTGGCGTGCTCCGGCAGCGCCACATCAAAGTCTTCGATGAACTTGGCACCAACCTCGTTGTGCTCAATGTCGAGGTCCTCGATCAGCTGTTGTACGGACTCCTTGTCGAAAGGAAGCCCGGTGCGCCAAAGCTGCGCCATCGCCGGCAACGCCTTGCACTCCAAGTGCCAAGCCGGCACCAACGGCGGCGACGCAGCTGTCATCCGCTGCATGATCGGCTCCCATAACTCCGTCAATACCACCACATCCTTCGCCGCATATTCCAGTTGGCTCGCCGACACATCCGCCGACCAGTCACTGCGCTGTTCCTCCTTGGAAATTTCGTAGCCCAGATACCGCCGGACCACGTGCTGGAGCCCGTTCTTCACGTTGGCCAAGCCATTGGTCAGGATCCGGCTAGCCAGCATTGAACAGAGCACCTGCCCTTCCGGGTAAATCTCATGCTCCTGGAGCCAGCCCAGATCAAAAACCGCATTGTGCGCCAGCCAAGTCCGCTCTTTGGTGAAGAAGTTTTCCAGTGTGATCCAGTCTTCATCACTGAGCTGCCAACAGTCCAGTACGACGGGCGGTTGATCGCTGGTGGCCAGCTGCAGCAACCGTAAACCACCAAATTTTGGCTGGAGCCCAGTGGTCTCCACGTCAAACGCCACAAAGTCGGCGCCGTCGAGCGTGTGCAGGTGCTCGATCCCCTGAAGAATGTTCATGCCGGGTAGGGCGTGTTCTGTATTACTCTAACACACCTGTCAGCTCTTTGGCCGCACACAACTCAGCCAGCACCGTCCCACCCTCGGGAATCCCCAACGTGCAGCGGTGATACCAGTGAACACAGGTCCGGCACTCTCCGCCATCCGGCAGTGGCTTGTGCTTTTTCAACAAATGCTGCAGCCGCAACTCCTCTTTCCCTGCATCGCTGGAGCGATAACACTTGAAGCAGTAAACGGCGTTGGTGGTGATGCTGCCGCACTGGATGCAGCGGCGACTGTTGATTGGAACTTGCATCAGAAAAAACGAACACGTAAAAATCCTGGAAGGCGCTTCATCACGCCAGTTTTGGTGTGCTGAGCTGCGCCATCGGGCAACTCAACCTCGACCGTAAAAACCCTGTGTCCACATTGCGGGCATTTCCGCTGGCGCAGAATCGACTCCGCCGTATCCCGGCAAGTGCGATCCACGTCCATCCGCTTGAAATCACACCTGGCGCATCGCATTACGCCACTTCCTGTTTTTCACAATGCACCAAGCGTGCTGGTACGAAATCCCGTACACCTTGGCCAACTCCGAAATCGAAGTGCCAGAGGCATAAAGATGCCTCAAATCCAGCGCGTTCTGCGGCGTCAACACTGCCGTCCCCGGAATCGACCCCTCCTGGAACGACGTCTTCGTCGGCGATCTCTTCGCCTCACTCATTCCGATAAGCCTCCGTTGCCAGCGTGTTTATCAGCCGGTTCAAATACCACCGACATTTTTCGGCATCCTCCAGCGGATCCTTCTTCAACCACATCCGGCTGAGGTACTTCAGGCATTGCCACTGGAGCGAGCCAACCACAGCGTCCGGCGCGTGCTGGACCCAATCCTCCAACACCTCGATTACCTCAATTTTCCCGGCGGTGTAGTGGCTGGGATGATGCACTGCATCACTGACTTGGAACTCAAAATCGCTCATCCTTTGGATTCCTGAACGGTGGTATCGCCGTGGTAACGGCCAGTCATCGAATAGTCTTTGCCGGGCAACATCGACATGCGGTGGAACACAATCTGTGCAATCCGCATCCCAGGCCACAATGAAACCGGATGCAAAGCGCGTGCATTTTGCAACTCCAGCGTCAACCGCCCTTTGTAACCAGGGTCGATATACCCAGCAAGCAAATGCTCAATCCCCTCCCTAGCCCGGCTGGATTTGAGCGCCAGCTGCCCAGCAATACAGTCAGGCAGCTGGAACTCCTCCAACGTCTCCGCGAGTATGAACTCATGCGGCTGGAGCAAGAAAGGTTCCTCCTGCGTGTGCCCCACGATGGAGCGATGCACCATGTGGCGCGTCAACGGTGACTCCACCAGGATGTTCTCGCCGAGTCTCACATCGAGACTCGCGGGATTCAGCAACTCCTGGTCGTAGGGGCTTACCAGATTCCGCCGCACCAGCGACACAATCTGATGGTCACACAGGATCGACACCTCAGATCACCACCGTTGTGGGCTGATCCTGCTGGAGCGTCACGTGTTTCCACGTCTTGTTCCACTTGATGCAGTTGATCGTGGTGCTGTGGACGCCGAACTCCTTAGCGATCTTGGCGACCGACTTGCCACCAGCCTGCAGCTGGCGCTTAATTTCCAGCACCTTCTTCTCCGTCAACGCCGCCCGCGTCTTGCGGCGCGACACACGAGTCTTAGGTTGAGACTGGGTAGCGGTTGCACGCACAGGCTTAGCTGCTGGTGCGATTGCCGGCTTGGTCACGTCCAGTTCGACGTGCTGGCAGGCGTTGATGGCCACGAAGGCGTGCTCCAGGGCAGTGGTGATCTGCTGGAACTGTTCGTCAGAAAGAATGTGCATGATCGTTGGTAGAACGGTGAGAGTGTAGTACAGGATCAGCGAGAAGAAAGCTCGATCTGGAGCGCAGCCTGGAAGTAACCGGCGATTTTCATGCGCCGAAATTCTGAGCTGGCATCGTCGCTGTGCTTGTCCTCGATAAAGGAGTAGTTGTGCCGCGACTCGTTGAGGGCCGCCAACGTCTCGACGTTGAGCAGCTCCAAGTCTCGAAGCGGCATGTCCTTGATCTTGTCCAAGTAAACGGTCTGGCTCAACAGGAAGGACCTGTAGAACGGAACCACGTTGGTTTCAGTCATCAATAGCCGTTGGTGTAAATGCTCCAGCGCTCGCGCACCCAAGCGTCGTATTCAGCAGGCGTCGCAAAACGCCCTTGAAATTCCCTTGGAACGGAGGTGGAGGGTTTAGCAGGTTGCCGATAGAGATCGGCGATTTCACCGGGGCCGTAACCTCGGGACTGCCGATAGTAATCGTTGTACCAGTCAAAGTTCATGCGAAATACCGGGGGTCTTGGTGGCGTATCCGGGTGAGATCCGTGAGACGCAACTTGAGAATCTCGTGGATGGCCAGCTTGGCGAGTCTGCTGGAGCAGATCGTGTCGCTGGTAGCAAACACGTAGATCAGGTGACGATACAACTGGGTCAGGGTTTTCGCCTTGACCCAGTGCGTGTCGCCGGGAATCGGCTCGGTACCGTACTCCCAATCGTCGTAGTCCTCGGAGTTCCGAAGCTCGCGGGCTTCAGTCGTCCCAATCAGACGTGTCGATTGGGGCCCAGTCGTCGATTCTGTTGGTGAGGAGTTGGCGGAGTCCGTCATCGCTGGCGGGGATCAGATCCTCTTCGTGAAGGTCGAAGGAGCCTCTGCACAAGGCAGGCCCCCACTCTGCCGGATAAAGGTGGCTTTGCGGAATGACCACAACCATGTCGTCAACAACGGCATTGACACAGAGGCGAGTACCACCATCTTCAAACCACAGATCCTCAATTTCCAGTACCTGGCTCATTTGACCTCCCGTGCAGTTTGGCGGGCTTCGATGCCGTCCATCCAGGCATCCCAGCTCATCTTCAAGAACTGTTCCAAGTCCTGCAGCTGCTGGAGCTGGAGCATGTCGTAGGTCGGGTCTACACCGAGACGCTCGCTATCGACGATTTTTTCTTGGAGCTGAATCGCAGACCAGTGGACGGCGAAGTACCACGGGCTGAGCTTGGTGTTGTCAACTTTGGTGCAGGTGAAATCGTCCATGTCAATCAGTAATAAAAGGCACGCCGTTGCGGGCGTGCCCTTACTGTTGCACACAGCCAGCTAGGCGTCCAGCCGGGCTGTTGCAATTCTTCATGTGGCCCATTGGGTGAGGTAGACAGTGACTACCAGCATCCCCAGCAGCCACGTCAGCCCAAAGACCACCACCGGCGGAATCACGCTGGAACTCCCAGGTCTTCCGGCTGGTACTGGGTCAGAACACAGACGTCGGCGCCCTGTTTGAGCGCCGTCCCAACGATGTAGTGAAACTGCCCGTGGGCATCGTCTGACTCAACGATCTGGTACTCCTCAACCTCATACGCCCGGCCCCTTCGGTACCACTGAACGCGCACGACGGCCAGCAGCTCGAAGGGGATGTCACCGACGGTGTAACCCAAGATTGGCTTCCTGGGACGCTTCGGCTGAGGCGGTTCAGGTTTGGCCACGGTGTCCCTCCAGATAAGCCACGCGGCAGCCCGCATGAGCCCTAGGAAAAAGTTAGGCGCGTGATGCACGGGCTGCCCTCCTGTAACGACACGGCTTGGCGCACGCACGGGCCAACTCCTCTTCGGTGGGTTCGGCTATGCCTGTACCCACCACCTTTTCTACCTCTTTGTATAAAACTTGCCCTAAACGATTTCTGCAGGGTTTACCGAATCTGTCTTTTACAACTTCTTTAACTACAACTAGGCGCCAATCACTAACTTTTTGCACCCAAACAGCGAAACGTTGTTCATCAGTTTGTGGCACATAAGAGGGCTCTCCGTCTTTTGTGTAGTACATCATTCCCACATCCTCACTGCCGCATCCATAAGAGCCTTGAGTTCCTCCTTGGAACGCTTCCTCTCTTGGGGGGTTACAGAAAATGTGTCCCCCTGTCCAGAACTCGCATCAACACAGGCGGTCTCAGGGGGACAGCCTTTTTTGTGTCCCCCTAAATCGACTTCACTGGAGGGCGAAAGCTGGTCAAGCGTTCCAGGGGCAGGTGTCGGATCCGTATTTAAGGGGGACACCCCAGTACCTTGTCCCCCTAATTTTTCCAGTCCTGGACTGGTTTTTGCTATAGGGGGACACTCTCTCTCACACATATCACGCGAGAGCAAAGCAAAGTACCGCTTGATGCTGGAGCCAGCCCTCCTGGAGCTTGGTTCTTCTGTACTAAAGACCAAACCGCGAGCCTCCAAACGCTGGAGTGCCTTTTTGATGCCGACCACGCTTCCCCCGCACAGCGGATCGGAGTGCAGATCCTGCCGTGTACGGCCCTCGTCGCTCTTGGCGGCTGACCGCAACCGCTGGAGCACCCGATCCACGATGGAAGCCGGCGTGGCGCTCTCCGTGGTCATTTCCACGTAGTCCTTCAGCTCAAAGGTCAGGTCTTCGAGCATCTTGAGCAGCAGCTTGCTGCCACCACGGCCTGCGCGGCTCTTCTCAACGGTGATTAGACGACTGGAGAAGCCCACTCGCTCCAACTCCTTCTCAGAGGGCTTACGGAGGCTCCAGACCTCATCCACGGCATCCCTAAGGGCGGTGGTGCCCCGGAAGCCTCCAGCCTTGTTGCTGTGGTGGACAACGAGGATGGTGCAGGCAGGGAACAGGCGACCGTTGTTGTTAGCCAGCCAGTACAGCGGCCCAGCAAACTCCTTCCGATTTTCATCAAACGCCGAACCCCGACTACAACCGGTGATCGAATCAATGATCACCAAAGCTGGCTGGTGCTTCTCAACGAGTTTTACAAAACGCAGATACCAGTTCAGATCCCAGCCCATAACAACCCGAATCGGATCACCATGGCCAAGCTCCAAGTCCTGCATCTGCTGTTTGACCTGAACTTCAGACTGATCGCCATTAAGGATCAGGACTTTGCCCTGCTGAACTGGAACATCAGCACCCCTAATTGAAAAAGGAATACCGCGGGCAACGTGTTTTGCAATGGTCCAGGCGGTCATGGATTTACCGTCACCACCAGCGCCATGAATCATCACAACACCCGGTTTCGGCAGTAGATCAGGGATCAGGTAGTCCAACTGCACTTCCTTATCCAACAGGGCGCCGATCTCCATGTCGTCATCACGCTGCTCGTACTGAATCTGGGCAATCAGCAGCCGCTCCAGCGCCCCAGCGTCCCGATAACCGCCTTCTAACGCCAGCGCGTTCATGGCGTGAGCAGCTTCCGCGGGGTTTTGAATCTGCTGGATCTCTTTCGCCCGTTTGATCAGTTCTGGGAAGCCGATCTGGATCTGCCGAATCCTGATGATGTTGTCGGCCTCAACCTTCTCAACAACCTTCCGCAGATCCTCGGAAAGCCACATGCGAGCAGGCAGCTGCTGATCCGCCATCCAGAACAGCGTCCCAAGGCTGACTGGCCCTTTCCGAAAGGACTTCCACACGTCCTCACAGGGATTGCCTTCAGACCATTCCTGTGAAAATTCGGGATCTTCCGCAGACCACGCCGACCACAGCGTCAGCCCTAGGTCAGTCGGCAACTCGCTGTGGATCGCCATCCCCACCTTTACCCAGTGGTCGCGGCTGCCGCTGCCTTGACCGGGAATCACCTTCAGCGCCGACTGAATGATCTCAGCCACCTCAGCTGGATCTCGATCCGAAAAATCCAACGCCCGGCGGTTCTTGATGAAGCCGCCGTCTTGAATCTCTTTACCGGCGTGATCGCGCATTTCCGCCAACAGCCACTCAGGGGCGTCAGGAATCGCCTCTAGGTCGCCTTCAAAGCCGTAATAGCCCTCCGGTGCCTTCCCATCACTGGAGCCCGGATAAGCCCCGTAGATGACGCCCTGACGGCCCCAGAGGACCTCATACCCCGCGCCGGTATCCGACAGCCCAAAGCCCTTCACATCGCCCCACAGGGCCTCTGGGACGCGAAACAGGTACTTCGCCGCGTTGGCCTTGGTGCTGGTGACCTTCGGGGCCCCCTCCAGCGTCTCGCCCCACTTCTTCAGCAGCCGGGAAAGGTTGCGATCCACGTCGAGAATCACGAGTCCCATGCTGCGACCGCCGGTGAACACACCGACCGCTTGGAACACATCCGGCTTGCGCTCGATCTGAAGCGCTACATCCGACGGTGCCATCACCTGATGGTGACTGCGCTCTAGCGGTGTCTTGCCCTTCGAGATTTTCCCGGACTGGATCGCGTACTTCTTGGCGTAAATCGGTGCATAGGCCAGCCCAATAGGCAGCTGGCGCACAAAATCCAGCAGTTCTTGCGTCTTACGAGACACTTTGTTAGACTCCTACAGTGTTGTGTTACACGCGCCCTGGCCGCCTTCCGCGACTGGGGCGTTTTACTAGGCTAGCCGTCCCGTCAATCCCGTGTTACTGTCATAGACGTTGCCCTCGGGCGACCACCAAAACACCGGAAACCACAATGCCTTTCCTTTCCAAGCAAGCCTCTGCTGCTGTTACGTCCAACAGCACCGGCGGCGG